TTATTATAATATTGCAAAACAATCAGCTCTTTCCTCAGAGTTAATTGACTCTGTTGATTCTGGTTATCATCAAACTATAGTACACTTTTTACAGAAACCCTATCCTTACCATACTGGTACCATTTCAACTACCACAACTGGGCAGTTTGAAGAAATTGGTCTTTATGGTGATATTCTCGCACTTCCAATATATGCAGAAAAATTAAAGGGTTTTCTTGGCTTTAAGGCCACCACTGTGATTCGTGTTCAAATTAATGCCAATCGTTTTCAACAAGGTAGAATTTTGGTTCACTACATACCTCAGAGAAATGCGGTTGGTAATAAGAATGAGTGGATCCGTAATGTGAATCTTACTCAAAAAACACAACACCCTCGTGTGGAACTTGATATGGGTACTCAGTCTGAGTGTATCATGGAAATTCCATATATTCATCCTGCCAGTTGTCTCAATTTGCAAACTGGTAAAGGAAATCTTGGTTCAATATTTTTTGATATGTATTCCCCATTGACTGTGGGAACAGGTGGTTCTAATACCTGTGATTACACAATTTGGGTATCTTTCAAGGATATTGAAATCAACACTCCTAGTACTGGAGATCTTGTCTTCGGTACTCAGATGGATTCCGGCAACATCAATGGATCTATTCTTAGGAAAGCTCAACCCACGGGTTCTGTCAAGGCCAAGATGGCAAAAGAAAGAGAGACTAGGCGTACTGGTTGGCTTTCTTCTGCTTTGGCCGATGCTGCTGATATTTCTGGTTCAGTAGCTTCACTTGCTATGCCTATTGCTCCAACTCTTTCCGCCCTTGCTGCACCCACGAATTGGGCTTTGTCTGCTGCAGCTAATATGGCTTCTTCTTTTGGTTGGTCTAAACCCACTGTGACTAATGAACCTACAATTGTTAAGTTTGGTTCTGCTCCTTATATGGTTAATAGTGACGGTGCTGATACTTCCTTAGTTTTAGCCAATCAGGCCAACAATGAGGTTAGGGTACTAGCTGGTTTTGGAATTACTGACATTGATGAGATGTCTCTTAAGTATCTCACTTCCATTCCCGCTTATTTCACTCAATTCAATATTACGACGAGTGATGCGC